CCTCTTCTACAAGTTAGCAGAGAATATAATACATACTTTTAAGTTTTATTATACAGATGTAGATCAAATAGAAGACTTAAAGCACGAAGTGGTATCGATGTTACTTGAAGAGAAGATAATGAAGTTTGATTCAACACATGGAGCAAAAGCATATTCCTACTTCGGGACAATAGTTAAAAGATGGTTGATTAATTATAATAATAAAAATTATAAAAAACTTAAGAGAATAGGGTCTTTTGAAGACATGGAGGAAAGCTATGAAAATAGCGTAGGGAAAACAGATTCAACAGGATTAACATTACAGCAATTTCTAGATATATGGGTAGATAGGACCGATAACGAATTAGAGGGGATGTTTGCTAAAGAGAGTGAAAGGAGGATAGCAGATGCTATACTTACAATATTCCGTAAGCGTTACGATATAGATATGTTTAAGAAAAAAGCATTGTATATATACGTTAGGGAGATGACAGACTGTGAAACCCCCCACCTAACCAAAGTAGTTTCGATATTAAAAGAAGATTTCTATAAGCTATACGGAGAATATAGTGAAAACGATAGATTACAGATAACTTAACTGTAATATATTTATATATAAAGCGATGGAGTCGAATAAAGAAATATTTGCAGGTAAGAGCTTATCTAACCTTTTTGAAGAAATTTACACAAACTCTAGAGAAACTAAATCTCAAGTTAAAGGTTTGATAGGAGAGTTAAAACCACTTATAGAGAATATAGGTGATGCTACTCTTCTTGTACCTATGATTAAAGAGTATATGGAAATAGGAGTAAAGAACGATGAACACTTGATAAAACTTGCAACAGTAATACAGAGGTTTGAAGCACTAGAAGCTAAAGGAGGTGATGGAGATCCATTCGACTTCCATGCAGAACTTCAAGACTTATTAGAACAATCTGAAGAAGTAAAAGAAGAGGTGCAAGAAAAACCAGAAGAGGAATAGATGGGACAGTATAGCGCTAATTTTAGCAGTAACACTAGCAAAGGGAAGGGCAATACGTCCTCTTCAAGTGCTAACCGATCGTTCGGTAGAGTTTTGGATATAATACTAGATGAATCTCATCCCGAATACAACAGTAGGGGAGGAGCTAAATCTATAAACGGTGTTTTTTTTAAATACCAAGGAAATGCCACTTCAGAAGATACAGCAGATAATCAAAGCTTCGCATACCAAGGTACAGGTCAAATTAAGACAGTACCAGTAGTAGGAGAGATTATTAAAATAGAATCAGCACCTACCTCCAATAAAACTAAACTCGCTCAAGTAAATACTAATTACTATTCTAAGATTGTTAATATATGGAATAATCCAAACTGTAATCCGTATATCGATATATACGCGAATAAGACATTAGATATAGACTCAGGAGGTGACTTTACTGAAGAAGCTACAATAAATCCAATTAAATCTGCATTAGGAGATCTTCAAATTGAAGGAAGACAAGGACAGTCTCTAAGATTCACAGGAGCTAAGGGAGCAGCAAATCCATTTGTAGACGATAGTAACAAAAGTAAACCCGTAATAATAATCAGTAACGGTCAAATAGAGACAGAGGAAGGGTTTACAACAATAAGTGAGAATATAGATGAAGACCTCTCATCCTTATACTTTGTATCAGACCACACAATACCTCTCACACAAGCCAACAATAAAAGAAGAGCATATGACTCCCCTCCTATAAGGGCAAATGAATTTAAAGGTAACCAAGTACTATTAAATTCCGGTAGAATATACTTTAACGCTAAAACTGATGATATACAATTATCAAGTATAAGCTCAATAGGACTGAATACAGGAGGATCAATAAATATCGACGCAGAACAGTACATATGTCTAGATGGTCCTAGGATACTATTAGGAGAGAAAGCAAGGACAGCTTCTGAATCTACTAGAGAACCTGTATTATTAGGAAACCAAACAGAACGTCTATTAGAGACGTTGTTTAATATGCTTAGATCAATGGCTAAAGATATGGCACGAGCAAAAACAGTAAAAGGACATCCAATACCATTACTTAACAAAAGAGGTATACAGATGTTACCGGTAATTAGTTCGTTACAAGGACAGATAAACCCAAACGGTCCTTCTAAAATAAAATCTAGAAAAGTATACACAGAATAATGGCAAGTTTATCAGATATATCAGCATTTGTTGCTTCACAAACAGGTAAGATACAAGGAGAGCTTGAATCTAGAATACTATCGGAAGCTTTTAGGATAACAGACAAATTCAGAAATGAATGCCCTACTGTTCCCGCTTTATTAACTATAGTAGATACTAAAAACACCTTATTAAAATCAGTAAATAGCTTTAGTAAAAGAACTAGCAAATTCGGCCGACTAGCAAACTCACTGCTACCTATAATACGAGCCGCAAAAGCACTAATTAACCTACTTAAACGAGATCCAACACCTATAGCGATAGGAGTCCCTCCTGCTAAAGATTGGGGAGGATTGATACGCTCAAAAACATCTGGTAATCAAAACTCCTCCGCTGACAGGCTCAGAAAAACAGATAAACTCCTCGAAGCATTAGAAGATGATGTACTAGCAATAAAGAACCTAGTAGGAGATGTAGATCCTAGTTTAAATCAAGTACGAAAAGTACTAAACTCTATAGACACTAATATACTCGACTGTATAGTAGATATCTTAGGTACCACTACTGGTATAGGAGGTATAGAAGCTCCGACACAGAATACTACCGTTAATATAGCCGATATCGCAAAGAACTTAAACAGCAACACCGATACCCTTACACCAGATCAAATTAAAATAAAAGAACTACTATCAAAAATACAACCCTCAGCACTTACAAACTCAGAAGGAATAAGTGAAGAAGAATTTACTTTTAGAAATAGCCGAGGAAACGTCTATACATTAGAGATAATAAATGTCACAGAAATCGAGAGACTAGTTCCCGGACAAGGAAATACACTCGATCAACAGACAGAAAAAGTAAAAGTAGAATATATAGCACCTAAACGGTATGCTCAAGCGAGAAATACAAACGGAAGAGTAGTAGTAAGAGGCCCTGCCTCCTTTAGCGCAGATATACAAATACTGCTAGATGAAGTAAAATTTACGTTAGAAAGTCAATTTGCATAACAAAACTATTTATAATTATGAAACTAAATCAATTACGAACAGTCATACGAGAAGAAGTAAAAACTGCAATCAAAGAAGAGTTACAAGAAATCATGAATGAAGCCGTAAGAGTAGCCTCTACTCCAGTAGAACATACTCAACAAACAGTTTATGAAAACACAACAAATACTCCTACAGCATATATAACAGCACCGTTATCTGGGGTAGTTACAACAGATCCTATAATGGAAATGCTAAATCAAACAAAAGCATCGATGACATCAGAAGATTACAGAACAGTAACATCTGCAAACTCTAACATGGTGCAAAAACCTAACTTTGCCTCTATGATGGCAGAAAACATGGGAATGAAAGGAAACGGAGTAGAACCAGGGTTAGATATATCGCAATTTGACTTCATTAAAAAAGCAGGAGCAATATATAATAAATCAGTAGAAAACGATAAACAGAAACATGGCATTTAATAGTAGAAGAATAAATCCATTAGATTTACAACCGAGGAAAGCAATAGGAGTCTCCCTACCATTCTCCGGTGACGCTGTATTTATACCTACGTATCAGACAAAAGATGCAATAAAAACTAATATAATAAATTACTTCCTTACAGGGGTAGGGGAAAGGTATATGAATCCAACCTTCGGAACCCCTCTACGTAATCAACTTTTCGAAAACATCACACAAGATAGTCTAACAAATGTAAAAGATATTATTAGACAAGGTTTATATCTATATTTTCCAAACGTATCGCCATCCAAAATGGAGGTAGAAGGTACACCAGACAGTAACACAATATCGTTTTTTATGAGCTACTCTATTAAAGATACAAACATAAACGACGAATTAACTATAAACTTTGAGATATAATGAATCAAGACAGAAATATAAAGTATATCAATAAAGAGTTTGGAGACTTTAAACAAGAATTAGTAGACTTTACTAAAAACTACTTCCCAGACACCTATAACGACTTCTCCCCAACCTCTCCAGGGATGATGTTTATAGAAATGGCTGCATACGTAGGAGATGTATTATCTTTCTATCAAGACATACAACTACAAGAAACATTTCTACAGTACGCTAAAGAACCAGGAAACCTATACGATCTAGCATATATGATGGGATATCGCCCAAAAACCACAACAGTAGCGGAAGTAGAGGTAGATATAACTCAAAATGTAGGGGTGGTAAATACAGATGAACCGAACTGGGATCAAGCACTAACTATAGAACAAAACGCTATACTCAAAGCTAACTCTGCAGGGAACGTACCTTTTATAGTAGATAAATCAATTGACTTTTCCTTCTCTAGCTCCTATAATCCTACTGAGGTAACAATAGCGTCAATTGATGGAGGAACAGGTAACCCTACAGAATTTACACTTAAGAAGAAAGCTAAAGCAGTATCAAGTACAGTAAAAACACTTACTCAAGTATTTACTACACCAGAGAAGTTTACAACAATCACCGTAGATGATACAAACATTATAGGTATATTAGATATTGTAGATGAAAATAGTAACATATGGTATGAGGTTCCATTCTTAGGACAGGAAACAGTATTTACCGACACAGTAAACAGTAGTGGAGACTCTAATCTAGTACCTTATGTATTGAATCTTGAAAAAGTTCCTAAAAGATTCGTAACAAGATTTAACTCTCAAGGACAGTTACAAATACAATTCGGAGCAGGAGTAATAGGAGGTGATGACAGTACATTCACCCCTGACCCAACAAACGTTGGACTTGGAGACTCTACAGGAATATCGACCTTAGATAAAGCTTACGACCCTTCTAACTTCTTGTACACTAGAACCT